GAGGCGAGTTAAATGAATCCATCTGAGCGGATCAACCAGATTGATCAAGCATTAGGGGCCATCCAAACCGGGTGGCCTTTTTTATTGGCTGAGATCAATGAGCGCATTGACTCACTCACTCAGTCATTGATTGCTCAAGACAACGAGCAGACACGCGGTCGCATCAAGGCTTTGCGTGATCTCAAGGAATTGCCGGAAACGCTCAAACAGGAGCGAGAAAGCATAAGCGCCGGACTAGCTGAATAAGCCCCGGCAAGTATTTACGGACTATCGGGAAACCGACCCGCAGGAGTTTTCATGTCAGACAACACGGAGTTACAGCAAGAGCAGGTTGAGCAAGAGGTTATCGAGGCGGCACCTGATGCCACTACCGACGAAGCCAATGCACAACCTGCTGAGGGTTCGCAATCTGATAGCGAATTGGCAGAGATCAAAGCGCGACTAGAGAAAGCCGAAAAGATCGCCAAGGACAACCAAGCCTGGGCAACTCGGATGGCTCAAGAAGCCGCGCAATTGAGGCGAGAGCGAGAGCAACAACAGCGCGAGGCAATGCGGCCAGCTATTTTGGACACAAATCCAGAATTGGCCGATGCGATCCGCTACGTTGCAAACGATCCAACGCCACGCCATCAAGCAGAAGATGAGCATTCAGTTTGGATGGAAACCATTGACAAGGCCCACCCTGGGATCTTCTCAAAGGACATCGATCCAGAACTTGAAAAAGACTTAGCCGCACGCCTTGACCAACTTGGCGACGCTAAGAGCAACCCTCTTGAAGCTATCCGCGTCATCACTGAAGGAAAGCTCGCACATGCAGAGCGGCAGATTGGCAAGCGATTCGCAGCCGAGGCCGCAAAGATGTCTCAAAAGTCCGCGATGTCCGTCCCTGGGGCTGGTCGATCTGGTGCAGTTGCGCCGGTAGACGCAGCCCTTGCGGAGGTTCAGCGCATTCAAAACATGTCAGACGCCGAATTCCAAAAGGAAGTGCGTCGCGTAAAGGGTTACTAACCCGAAGGAATGAATCATGGGTACTACTACTCTGTCTCAAGTCGCTCCAGGCGTACAAACGTTTTATGACCGCAATTTGCTGTCTCGCGCTCAACCGAATGACGTTCATGGCCGCTTTGGTCAGAAGCGTCCTATTTCGGCTCGAAGCGGCAACCAAATCAAGTTCCGTCGCTACAGCCAATTGGCCGCAGCAACCACGGCACTGACAGAAGGCGTCACACCTTCCGGCTCCAGCTTGGCTGTTACCGACATCACCTCCACCTTGGTTCAGTACGGCGACTACATCACCTTGTCTGACATGGTGAGCCTGACCAACCAAGACCCTGTGGTGACCGAAGCCACCGACGTGTTGGGTGACCAAGCAGGCACCACCATTGACCAAGTGCGTCGTGACGTGTTGGTTGCTGGCTCTAACGTGGCCTACGCTTCCGGCGTGGCTAACCGTTTGGCTCTGGTCAACAAGATCACCGGCCCAGACTTGGACAAGGCCATTCGCTACCTGAAGGGCCAAAACGCCAAGTTCATGAAGGAGGGCATTCCACCTTCTGACGGTGTTGGCACTGGCGCAATCCGCAAGGCTTACATTGCCATCGTTCACCCCGATGTTGAATACGATCTGGAAGCAATCAGCGGCTTCAAGCCCGTGTCTGACTATCCCGCTCAAATGGGCGTGATTGAAGACGAAATCGGCGCTTACAAGAACATCCGCTTTGTGACCAGCACCAACGCCAAGATTTGGACCGATGCAACTACCGTCTTGACTGCCGGTTACAAGGGCGTCACAAAGAACGACGTTTATGCAACGCTGATCTTCGGCGCTGAAGCCTACGGCCTGTCTCCTTTGTCTGGAAATGCCATGAATACCTATGTGAAACCATTGGGCTCCGCTGGTACTGCTGACCCACTGGAGCAGCGTTCGACTGTTGGCTGGAAGGCTACGACCATCACCACCATTCTGAATCAGACATGGATGGTTCGTCTGGAATCGTTGGCATCTGCCTAAGTAAACGGCCCGCCTTAGTGCGGGCCTTTTCAATCAAGGAACTGACATGGCATTGACCACAAACACCCAATCTAACGCTAACGGCGTTAGCAACTTTGCAGTTGGCAAGGTTGTGACTGATGGCGGCGCTGCTGCTGCAACAACCTTCACGCTTGGCTTTGCTCCTCGCAAAGTGAAGTTCGTCAATCTGACAGATCGCATCACTGATGAATGGTTTGAAGGCATGACCTCTGCATCGTCTTTGCACGCTGTTGCGGGTGGCACGTTGACACTGGAAACCACAAACGGTATCGCTGTGGCTGGCAACACTTTCACAGTTACCGCAACCACCATCCCTGCATCGAAGACGTTCTATTGGGAAGCCTACGCCTAATAGCCGGATCGATTAACAACAAGCCCGCCTAACAAGCGGGCTTTTTTCATGGAGAGACGCAAATGAGTGAAGTTCAAGAAGCAAAGCCAGAAGCCAAGGCAAAGAAGCTCAAGCAATACAAGATCACTTTCCATGGTGAAGGCCATGACGTTGAGGTGGTTCATAACTTCGTGCTGAACGTCTACAAGCGCAACGTTGAAACAACGATTGACGAGAACTTTCTCGGCGTTGTCCGTGATGCAGTGATCACCACTCAAGTGCAAGACGAAAGCGGGAAGCGAAAAGACATCCGCATTCCTCAATTCAACTACACAGTTGAGCCACTGTAATGACTACAAGTTGGACCGAGACAGCAACCGAGATTTGCTCGGATGCGATGTTGCACCTTGGCGTTCTTGACCCAACGGAGAGCATTAGCGGCGAAGAGTTGGCAATTGCCCTTCGTGCGCTTGACTCGGTTCTTAAAGAGTTGCCTTTGCATGGCTACTCATGGCCGAAGCTGTCGATTGAATCAGCGTTCACATGGGTAAGCGGTCAAACGATTGCTTTGCCCGCTGACTACTTTGCATTCCCTTCGATCTGGATTACATCGAGCGGTAACAAAGCAAGGCTGACAGAGTTGACGCATGCCCAATGGGTAGCCAATCCAGGCCGCTCGCTGGCAACGGGTGATCCAACTCACTTCTATGTGAGCCCCGACAAGTATGTTTGGCTTTACCCAACGCCAACCACCGCCCCAACTCTGACGATTCAGTATCAAAAGATCATTGATGACTCAGTTGCAGGTTCTGCCCCAAATGTCCCGCAACACTGGATCAACCCGTTGGGGTATGGCGTGGCAAATGAACTGAGTTTGATGTACTCATCGACGCCGCCAGATGTGCGCGCAGAAATTGCGCAGCGTTGGGCTATTAAGCGGGAACGAGCGCTTGAGTATTCAATCTCTTTTGCGCCAGTTAGCTTTAGCGTGGAAGACTGATGCCAGCACTAAGCCTAATCGGCCCATCGTACGCGCTGCAGTTCAACAAGGCAGATTGCGAGCGCACGGTCAATTACATCCCGGTCGTGATTGAGTCAGGCAACGGCAAGGGCGGCAATCAAGGATATTTGAAGCAGATCCCTGGATTGCGCTACTTGTGCAACTTGGGCGGCGCTGTTCGTGGCTTGGTTGTGGCTCGTGATGCCTTGTATGCGGTCGCTGGTGGCTCGCTGTATCAGGTCTCTAGTGCTTGGTCTGCTACTGACAAGGGATCTATCAGCGCTGGCTCTGATCCAGTCGGCTTGTCTGTCAACGAAACCCAGATTGCCATTGCTTGCGGTGCGCTTGGGTATGCCTACGACTTAGACGCTGGATCGCTGTCGTCTATCTCTACAAACTGGCGCGGCTCAAGCCGTGTTGATGTGCTGGACGGCTTTGGTATCTACGCCGAGCCAGACACAGCGCAGTTCTATTTGAGCGGAGCGCAGGATTTCACGGCGCTTGATGCGTTGGACTTCGCAACGGCTGAAGGCTCAACCGGAAACATCGTTTCTTGGCTGGTCAAACACCGTGAATTGTTGATCCTCAAGCAAAACACGGGTGAGGTTTGGTACGACGCAGGCGGCGCTGATTTCCCTCTGTCGCGCAACGATGGCGCAAACATCGAAATCGGCTGTGCTGCTACTCATTCGCTGCAAAAGATTGGCGGGGTCGCGTTCTGGCTTGGCCGTGATGAACAAGGCGCGGCGGCTGTTTTCTCAATGCAGGCATATCAGCCTCAGCGCATCTCTAACCACGCTCTTGAAGAATTGCTTGAGCAGATCACCGATCTGTCAGGCGCGACGGCTTTCACATACCACCAAGACGGCTTGACGTTCTATGTGCTGAACGTTCCTGGCTTGTCTACCACTTGGGTCTATGAGGTCACCTCGGGGCTTTGGCATGAACGTGCTGAGTTGGTTGACGGCGACTATCAGCCATGGCGGGCCACTTGTCACGCCTTCGTCTATGGCCGTCATGTGGTCGGCGATGCTGACGGCAACTTGTACGAGCTGGACACAACCAAGAACACGAACAACGGCGACACGCTGGTACGTGATCGGATCACGCCTCACTTCGCGTTGCCTAACCTTGCTCGTCGTCGTGTTGGCTCGCTGCAAATCGAATGCGGAGTAGGTCAAGGCATCGCATTGGGCGCTGAAGCCAAATTGATGCTGCGCTACTCCAATGATGGCGGCAAAACGTGGGGCAACTGGCGTTTGCTGAGTCTTGGAAAGATTGGCGAACACAAGGCCCGCGCGCGCGCAAACATGCTCGGCGCTGCCCGTGATCGCGTTTGGCACATCCG